TGGATACTGGGCAAAGGCAAAGGTGCAGGAAAGGAGGAGGAGAAAAGATAGCGTTTCTCTCTTCTTTGGAATCTTAATTTTGTTTATCATTTTACCTATGTATTTTCTTCCTAAACCAAGTGCCAGCTCTTGCACTAAAACACCTGCAACGCGCCCAATGGCTTTTAAAAACTTTCTTTCTTTCTTAGGTGTAGGTGTTTGTTCCATTAGTTTATATTTATTGCAAATACAATGTAATTACTTCCATCATAATGTGTGTTAGAATCTATGGTAATAGTAGCAGGTAGTGTAATAGAATATTGACTATCGACTAATTTCTGCCCGTTTTGGTAAACGTGAATAGCTGCTAATAAATTAGTTGTCGGCAACTTGCCGCTATTCTGTGTCCATGTTAATATAGCAGATGTTGTATCAAGAAATTCTTGATTAAAGATAGAAACGGCAGAGCCATTTACTGTAACATTATTTATTGTTTCTGTAACATTGTTGTTTACCACTCCGCCACTTCCTGCGTTATTAGCAACTTCTGCAAAGTCGCGAGGTTTAGATAATACTGTGCGTTCTGTATAGTTAGGCATCCAATTCTATTTTAAAGTAATCACCTTGCCAAATCTCTGTTTTTAAATCAAAACTACCTCTTTCAAAAACGTAATATCCGGATGAATATTCTATGACCTTGTGAGGAAGGTAAGGATTGTCAACTGATAAATTTTGGAATGGCATATCAACCATGCGTAACTTTGGTGTGAGCTGTCCGCGTATTACTTCATTTACTAATAATTGTGTAACATTGTTAAAGCCTGATCCGCTACTAACATCCCATGAGCTGCTATTTTCATAGGTGCCAGATTCTAAAACTTTTAATCCTCCATCCGTTGTTTTACTTGGCCCATCTCCTATATATGTGTCAAGGCTAAATATAGTGGATGATTTATCGTCATTGTCAGAGCCATATTCAAGGATGTCACTTTGACCGGAGACTGCACCAGTAGGAAGAAATTCAAGGTAATTACTGCTTAATAAATATGATATACTAAAATTACCAGATACATTTGTTCCTGCCTCATTGCGCATATTTTTTAATCGCATCTCCCATATATACTCCGCACTCTCTGGAATGTCTAAGGTATCAAATGTAATTGTTTTATAAGCTACAAAAGCAGCATCTGCTGTTATTGTTTCCGTATTAAACTCATATTCGTAAAATGTATCCTCCCAACTTGCAGCGTCTAATATAAAATTAAAACCATTAGTGTATGTTACATTTCTTTTTAAATACTTATTTTCTTGCTTTACTTGTAATGATTTTATTTTGCCAGTAAAACCTGGAGAGGATAAACTATCTAATTGTAATGTATCTGTGTTAGTTGATAAAATTAGATAGTCATAATCACCACTTTCTGTAATTGTTTTTGTTACACCGCCTAAACGTAATCTAAGAGTACCATTATTTTCAATATCTACTTTTATTTTAACATAATAATTTCTACCAGATGTAACTGTGAAAGTAGTGTAGTATGCTACCGTTGCTATTATTGTACCTTCAAGTATTCCATTGTTTATAAACCAACCGCTGCCCAATGTCCAGTTAGCATCGGCAAAACCTTGCAATGGAAAGCTATTAATAATAGATGCTACCTTTACGGCAAATACAAACTGGAAAGGCTCAAAGTTTACAGGATTTAAAGCTTGCGCATAAAAGCCAAGTATTCCTGTATATGATAATCTTGCATCTGCATTTGTAGCGTCTAATGTCGGAGTAATTGTTGTTATTGGTGTGGCATTAGTAGCATAGTTATATTCTACTCCAGCTAATAAGTTTTGTTTAGCAAAGTGATTATATCTAATAACTACATTTTTTAATGCAGGATAATATGTCCATTTACCTCCACTTAATCTCATTAAATCACTTCCTGGTAAATTAGTCTGTATATTAGACATGGTAAAATCAAAAGTAAATGTACCAGATGTCTGTACTCCTAAAGCACTGTATTTAAAATATCTGTGAGCTGCAGGATTCCTTGCATATTCATTGACTTGAATAAACCAATATTGATTGCCAGAAAATATTAATCTTGCGCCAAATGTTTGACATATTTTTTTTAAGACATCATAGCAACTTTGATAATTATAATTATTCTTTGTGTCTTTATGATAAAATGCCCTATGCTGTATAACTGTTAATAATGCGTAATCTTTACCAGCACTATAAGCAGTTGTATTCTCATTCCAATTAAATACTGTGTGAAGCACTGGTAAGCTATTTGCCACCAGTTCACTTTGTACAAAATCAAGTTGATTAAGACAGTTTAAAATATGTTGTACTACTGTGTCTTGTCCATTGTAAGGCCCTACTGCACTTTTGTAATCCAATGTTTTTAACCATCCTAATCCATCAATGGCAGATATTTGAGCAACATAACCAATAGACAAAGGGATGTCCTCAAATTGCACCAAATCTGTAACTATATAACCATACCAATTAAAGGATACTGTCGTATTATCATCCTCATAAGCCGTAACATCTATTGTAAACCTTCCTTCAACAGCTAATCCAATATCAAGAAGTAATGTTTGTAAATCGTTATTATTTATAAGTAAAGATAAATTAAATGAAGATCCAATAATAGGTGTAAATCTTTCTTGTCCTTGCTGGCTTTCGCTATCATATTGTAAGCCTAATGATATAGTATCAAATGTCCCAACAGCACCAGAATAATTACTATCTTTTATTGATACAGTAATCTTTCTGCGTTTTTCGTTATATACTGTCGTTTGATACCTAACTCCCATTATTGTATTCTACTAAGACCTTTTTGTGATCTGTTTAACAATATAATCAAATCATTTCCGCTTATCCTTGTCTCCAGTGTGCCACCTACGCCCATGTCTCCCATTATGCTTTTTAATTTTGATAAAGGAGCAATTACTTCTGGATCAACACGAGCATTTTTGTTATCTCCTACCGTTGCCATAGTAGGCCCGTATGCCAAGCCACCTTCGGCAAGTTTTGGAGCGCCTACTTTCATAATTAAACTTTTACCTAATGAACCTGCAAGAGCAGCAATAGCAGGAGCAATCGCAAGCATAAAAGGTGATGGAGGTAAACCTGCTAATGCTTTAGCTACGAATACTTTTATCATATCACCTACTATAACTGCTATACTTTGCCTAACTGCTGCTGCCAATTCTTTCATGCTTTTAAATCCACTCTCTGCTAAATTTGCAAATGCCTCAACACCTAAAACAAGTGATTTTTGTAATGGTGTTAGTAAATCTTCAATAGATTTAACGGCAGGTGTAATTTTAGTAAAAGAGTTAGCTACATCTTCATTTGTTTGTTTTAATCTTTCGTTTGCAGCTGATATACTTTCTAATTTATCTGGAAGTAAATCTAATGTAGGTAACAAATTTACGGCAGACATAGAAGGATTAGAAGCATCCATTACACCTCCACCGCCTCCGCCAGTTGTTGTGGTTGTTGTCGTTGTTGTTGTAGGTTCGGTTGGTGTAACAATAGTACCAGCCTTTTTACTTACGGTAAACAATGAGGCAAGTTTGCCTTTTAAACTATCAACTGTTTGACCTATTGTTTTAAACTCTGTGGCTACGATTCTTTGCTCTTCCTGGTAAGTAGTTAATCCTCTTAAATCAAATAAATTTAAACCTAATGCTTTTTGTAAATAGTCAATATTTTTTAAAACATTAGCTACTCCTTTACCTACAGAGTTTTTAATGTTTATCCATATATTTTTAAATCTATCTGTGAAGGCTTGCCAGTTATCATAAACATATAATGCAATAGCACCAATAGCAGCAATTAAGGCAGTAACTACCAAAATCATTGGATTGGCAGCTAAATAGCTAAATGCTTTACTTATATTTCCTATTGCTTGTACTATTAATTTTGAGGCTCCTGCCAAAGCACCGTATGTGCTTATTAATTTTCCTACTATAAATATAATAGGCCCTATAGATGCAGCTACTAAAGCAGCCTTAACTATAAAACCTTGTACTTCTGGTGTAAGATTTTTAAATCCATCTACTAAACCTTGAATATATTTACTTAAACTTTCTGCAACCGCTTGTAGGTTTAATGATTCATTAATAGCCTTGCCAAATTCTGCTAAAGAAGCCGTTACATTATCTTTTAAATTATCAAATGTATTACCTAATCCACCTTGCGCCCTTTCTAACTTTGCTAATGCAGAAACAGAACGAGTTATAAACTCCTCACTACTTACACCTATTGCCCGTATTCCTTCTGCAGTCACTGTGCCAAATTCCTCTTTCATTACTCGCGCAAACTCTGGAAGCCTTTCTTTTATCTGATTAAGGTCTTCTTGCGTTACTTTACCAACTGCGCTTATCTGACTAAGAGCCAATGTAACTCCGCTAAACTGTTCTGCTCCTCCTCCCGATCTTGCTACGGCATTACCAAACTGTGTTATTGTTTCCCTTGCTGCATCGGCAGACATTCCTACTGATTGTAACGAGGCAGAAGCCTGCACAACTTGAGGCAAAGCAAGACCAGGATTTTCGGCAACAACTCTTAATTTATCTAACTCTTCTTTTGCCCCTTGTGTACTACCCATAATGGCAATCAATCCATTCTCCAGTTTCTCCATGTCGGCAAATGCCTTCAATGAAGCTGCACCGACACCAAGCAATGGCAGAGTAATAGACTGCGTCATTGTGCTGCCGATGTTTTGCATCTGTGAGCCAAACTTTGTCATTCTACTTTCTACCTTTCCAAGTTCACGGGAAAGGCTCGAAACATCAATACCAAGTTTAAGATTTAACTGCGCTGCATTTGCCATTATTACTCTTTATCCCATTTGTCAAAAATTGACTTGTCAACTTCTGTCAAACTTCTTTTAGTTGGTTTTGGATTATCATTCTCCCAAGGAAATTCAATCAAATCTTTAGGCTTAATTGATTTGCCTTTTGCCGTATGAACATTTAATAAAAGTGTTGTCTGCCACCTGGCTCTTTCCCACTCAAATTGCTGTTCTATTTCAAATTGGTTATTATAACCTTGCATGGCAATAATAACCTCTCTTAGTGTCATCTCATAGTATTGCGAAGGATGGAATCTAAGGACTCCAAAACAAAATCTTTCGATGTAGTCAAGTGTTAACTCACCTCCTCCGCTATCTCGTTTTTTCTTTCCGGATCTTCTGGTACTGAAATCTCATTTGTTATCAGCTCCGTTATCCTATTTATCCCTCCCTTGTCCAAGTCTACTAAGTCGCAAAACTTTTCTAAGGTATATGGACACTTCTCTCCCTTTGCCTTGTAACCTGCCTGTACACCTGCAAAGGCAAGTTCAAGAGCAAATAGGAGGTCTTCGCCAAGTTGGGAGAGGTCACTTAGTTTAAGATTCCTCTCCCGTAAAAATGTACCTAACACGAACATACCAAACTTAACTGGTATGTCCGAATTAGCTATTTTTATTGTTTTCATGTTAGGTAATTTTTATTATGCTTTTGTTGTCTTCACGATTGCACCTGTCACCTCAAAGGATGCAGAGTAACTTGTATTTTCTTCCACTGCGGCATTAAGGTCTAATGATGTACAGATAGCAGACATCGTAAACACGTTGTCACCTTGAACGTCAGTAGTAAACTTAATAGTAAGCGCAGTACCACTAATTAAATCGGTAAAAAGATCATCAAACAAGTAGTTTGTAGATGAGTCACCAGGTCCGGCATACAGCGCCTCTGTGGACAGTGTGCCAGATAACTGACCCTTCTTTACTTCTCTCCATCCTCCAGCTGCTGAATCCTTTGTTAAGATTTCACGCATAGCTGCGGAGATGTTCATTTGGCAGGATGTCGCGTAACCGATTGCAGTTGAATCTTTATACAAGCGCATCAACGTACCATTAATAATTCCAGTTGTTGCCATTTTATTATTTTTTAGCTTTTGACAAATCTATTTTAACATCAATTTTTTCCAATTCATTCTCATCCTGGAAATAATCCATAGGCATTGGCACTGGAATATAAATAGGTTGAGGTGCCTCTTGCACTTGTTTTTCTGGCATTTGCTCTACGACAAAGTCATCATCAAGATGCTCCGCAATGCCATCGGCAACAAGTTGCTTGCCAAAGTCGGAAAGGAAAACTCCTGTTGCGCCTATTGGCTTGCCGTTCCAAGTTTTTATTAATCTTAGTTTCATAATTATCGTTTCATTCTTGCCATAAAATCAACTGACATCCAATATACATTTAGCGTAGGATTGTACACCTGTGAATCGCTTGACATATATTTTATCGTTTGTACACTTATACCGTTCACTGTTCCCGTAAACCTATCAAGGCTATTTCTTATGTTGTTTGCAAGCTCTTGTGTGCTATCGTAACTTTGCGTATAGCAGTCAACTTGAAATTGCACTTCCTCCAAGTTACTTTGTCCATCCTTGTAATCAACGGGAGTGGAGTTTACAATAGTGTAAACACAGAAAGGATATTGCACATCTTGAGGTGTTAAATCTGGATATATCTTTTGCCCTACAATAGCTATAACTGTTGGCTCTGCGCTTAACCTTCCGTATATTACCTTTCCTATCATTCCCAAAACTTTTTAGGGTACATCTTAACTAATTCCTTTGCCTCTGCAATCATTAAAGGATATACAACTGATTGAGATGCATTTTTCACTATTAAAACTACTCTTTGTCTCCATGCTTTTGCAGAACCATAAATCATATGAGCGTAAAAGCCATCATATTTATCTTCTGAATTTAATACTGAACCTATTGGTTGTGGATTGTAATGAGGCCCAATAGCACCATTAGTCCATTTATATTTTTGTAGTAATTTACTTAAATCTTTAATAGACCTTCTTAAATTACCTGGTTTTACTAAATATCTATATTTAGCACTACCTCCAGACTTACCTACACCTTTAGCAAAGGTACTTACAGTATGTTCTTTTAATGAAACTTCAACATTTGACTTATAAATATTAAGTGCAGCAGGCATTGCAGCGTTAATAACATCCATCCTTTTAGTAACTGTAATATTGCCTAATATATCATTAAGTTCTATAACCGTTTCTGCCAAACCATTAGCAAACAAGCCTCTTCTTTTAGCACCTGTTCCGCTTGATTTCCTTAGTCTTGATATTTGGCTCTGCGTGATGTAAGTCATTGTAAAATTTTAATTAGGAGAACACCTAAGCATTCTCCTAATGTTTAGGCAACTGTTAAAGTTAATGCAGATGCGTTAAACTTAACTTCATCGCCAGATGCAACAGTTTTTGCAGTTGTCAATGCACCAAAGAAAAGTAAATTACCAGCTGTTGAAGCGTCCCATACTGCAACGTGAGTAGCAGATGCTGTAGCTGTAGCACTTGATGTAATAGTAAAAGCAGATGCATTTGTAATAGTACCATTTCCTCCTGTGCCTCTTGTCCATGACCCTGTGCCACTCG